CGACCGATAAGCGGCTGCTTTTCCACTTGATCACCAAACCAGCATATCTCTGTCGCATCTACGCCATCGGTCGCAACAATCCCCCACGGCACGCCAGATAGTTCCTGTCCGCGCATATCCGAAGCGCTCGGGCAGTCAGGGTAATCAGGGTGGCTGTGAATAATTGCTTCAAGCCCGCCAAGCGTTGCCGCTGCCATATCGGCGCGTGACACTTTGAACTCCCGCGACGGATCATTAGCAATGTTTTTGACTTGACTGCACTGGCCGCCATAAACCAGCCAAGCGCACTCAAGCGGATAGCCCTCAATGGCCTGCTGTTTTATCAAGGCAACGTCAATCATTTATAGCGACCTACGCCGGGAAACCCGTAGAACGGCAGCTGCCCATTAGCACCGAATCTCAGCTTGCAATCGGTAAGGCGCTTGCCGCAACGATCAGCGCCAACTGGTGACGGCTCGCCATTTTGCAGCCACTCGCCAGTGCCAACATATGGGCATGTCACGCCGGTATAGTCGTAAGCTGCGCCATTCCACCAGCGATAGCGCTGTGAGCATGAATCTCGGATCACTTGCCGCGCTGGTATTTTCTTGCCCTCCTGATCCATAAGAATCGAAAGCTCGAATGTAATATGTGTGCGGTTCTGGCTTGATTTACGTTCGATGACGTAATAGTCAATCGGGAATGTAGCAAGCGGGTCAGGGTCTGCGCCATCGTCAAGGTGCTTGCGATAGGTGCGGATGCGCTTAACAGGCGAACCCACAAGATCATCGGCGGACATCACCAGCGCAAGAAACGATAGCTCTAGTGACGCGACAGTCATAGTCGGGCGCGGCATTGTGCCCTTTCCGCTCCACTCGAAACCGTCTGACTGAATCGGAAACGGCAGATACTCATTAGCGCCGAACATGACTGAATGCCCATCTACGGGCGCTGGCGCAAGGCGAATCAATCCGCCGCCGTACCCGCTCGCGTCAATCTCGTACATTATTACGATTGCGTCCTGCTCTAGCTTCTGTACGTCCGTGGCGATCATATACTTTGGTCTTCTTCAAATGTCGCCGTGACGGTATACAGGCCGAACGTGTCATAGCTCACCATGGGTGCGGCGGGGCATATTACCTTGAAGACTGACGGCTCGTCTGGAAGACTCCACTCGAAAGCGTAAACCCCGCCAGTGCTAACAAGGAAATTCCTAAGCGTGTTCCGCTGCGCAACGGTTAGCGCAGTCCACGTTATCGACCATGACCGGCGATACGGCTGCAATCCAGCAACGCGGCGCAGTTCGTACCCGTCGCCGAAGTTAACCACGTCGCGCGCAAACGAACCGCCGGCAGATAGGCCGTATGTCGGTTGTGTGCCAATATCCGGGAATGCCATCATGCCAACATCCCGCCCGGTCGCTGCTCGCGTGCGATAACTTGCATCATTTGCGCCTCAATTTGCTTGGCAATTACAGACCCTTGACGCTGAGCATCCGCCGCGCTCATGCCGTCTGTAGCGCTTACGTTTACGCTGATGGGTATTGTAACACCGCCGCCACTGCCGCCGGACTTGCCGCCTTTGGTGTGGTCAATGATCGTTTCGTTAGGGTGAACCATGGCCATAAACCCGCCCTTGCCATCCATGCCTCCTGAGCGCGAACCAGTGCCGGTGAATCCGCCGCCCTCGAATGAAAGTAGGCCGATCATTGCCGGGATTGCCGAGGCCATGCTTGCAAGGCCGTTGGCAGCAGCGCCACCGAACGATGCGATGGAGGCAGCAGCAGCAGCAGGAGTCCACGCCGCCGCAGTAGCAGCGCCAGCAGCAACGCTTGTCGCGGTGGCTGCCGTTTGCGCAGCCTGCCCCATGATGATCGACTTGACCTGAGCAATGCCCATCTCAACCAGTGCGCCGACAGCTTCGTTAAGGATGGCGCTAGCTAGTTGCTGCACGGCTTCTTGGCCGTTGCTGGCGCCTGTGAGGATGCCAACAAACGCATCCGTGGCGCCTTGCTGGAGCTGGTCAAGCGAGGCCATCAGTAGCTCGTTACCGTATGACTGTCGGCGGAAGTTCTCTTCTTGCAGTACGCGGATCTGTTCGTCGTGGGCGGTTTCGGCTTGTAATTTTAGTTCGTTTCCGCGCTGAGTACTAAGAACGCCCTCAGTCTCCAGCATGCGTATTTGCGCCAGTTTCTCTTGGAATCTTTCGCGCTCAGCAATCATTGGATCGACTTGGCCGGCGATCTGCGTACGCTGCTCGGAATCCGAAACGGCCTTAGCTTGAGCAGCCCTAACAGCCTTCATTGCGTCGATTTGTTCTAGTGCGGCCCTTGCCGAGCTGACTTGCGCTTCTGTCGCGCCCTGTTGCTTCAGAGAATATATCTCGACAGCCTCAGCGGACTGAGTATATGACATAGCCTGAAGCTGTAGCGCTGCGATACTTTTGTTGATCGAGTCAGATGCAGAAGTATCTGCTTTCGCAGATTTTACCTTTGCCTTTTCGCCCTCACTTGCTGCGCGGGTTGCCGCGTTAATCGAGTCAATTTGTTTCGCTACAGCAATAGCTTGTGCCTGTGCGGACTCAGACAGCACGCCAGCATAGCCTTTTTCGATAGCTATCCGGGTGCGCTGCTCTTCTGTCAACCGGCCTGCAAAATCAAGCTGTTTTTGCAGGTTGGCAAGATAGGTGCCGCCCGCCTTGTCGGTTTCTACGTTTAGTCCGGCCTGAGCCGCAGCGGTGTTGTTTAGTTGATTCTCAAGCGCCTTTAGTGCAGCGGTTGCCCGCGATACATTGGCGGCATTTTCCGCAACCTTGCCGCTAGCATCCTCGACCAAGATTCGGAATTTATCGCCAGCCGGTACGCCATCAAGCAATGCTTGTGCGTAAACATCAATGTCCTTACCGCCGCGCGCAATCTCATCACGAAACGCCGCAAGCGGTGCAATCCAGTCATTTACAGGCAACCCGTCGTCATTGCCGCGCTTATAGAATGCGGCCTCGACCTCTGCGCCGAAGTCTTTAATGCTTGCCGCGCTTTCCTGCATCTGCGCCGTTAGGTTGTTGCTCATTACGCGCTTTTGAGCATCGTCGAGCATCTGCCATTTTTCGGCCAGCTCGCCTAGCGGCTGGCTAAGATCAATAGATGCGCGCTCAACCTTTTCGGTGCTGTCTGAAAATAGCAGGTATGATGCGGCGGCAGTCGCGGCGAGAATTGCCAAGCCGACAGGCCCGCCAAGTACTGCAAGCGCGCCACGTTGCGTTGCTGCTAGTGCCGCTTGTGCTGCCGTAGATCTAGCTGTTGCTGCTGCCTCGGCCATGCGCGCCTCGGCAAGCTGGAGGGACATAATAGTCTGCACTGCTGTGCCGCGTGCCGCAGCCGCTTCAAGTGCCGCTTTATGCACGACAGTCTGCGCAGCAATCTCATTGGCCCGCGCTTCATTGTATGTTGCCGACGCCGCCGAAACGCTGGCCGCAGTAGCGGCGCGAGAAGCCACAACATACATACCGACCTTGTTAGCGGCTAGAACAGCAGCACCGGCACCTAGCGCGCCCAAGGCAGCACCAAGGATGTTAACGGTCTGCGCGGTGGCGTCGGATGTCGAAGTAAAGCCGTCTAGAACCTTGCTAAAGCTAATGAAAGCCTCGGCAACGTCCTTGCTTGTTCCGGTTGTTTCGTTGATCTTGCCGACAAGCTGAACGAATGAATTACCAACGGTTGTTAAGCCGTTACCCATCGTATCGGATACTTTGCCGAAAAGCTCAGCTACCGCGCCTTCCTGAGCCTTTAGCGCGTCAATGGTAGCCTTTGCAGTCAGCGCGCCAGCCGCGCCAAGCTCGCGCAGCTTGCCGATACTAACGCCCATGCCGCGAGCGATAGCCTGAGCTAATGCCGGGGCTTGTTCCATTACTGAGTTGAGTTCTTCGCCGCGCAATACGCCGGACGCGAATGCTTGCCCAAGCTGAACTAGCGCCGCGCTAGCGCCCTGAGCAGACGCGCCAGAAATAGCAAGCGTCTTGCTAATGGTGCTAACAACCGACGCCATCTCAATGCCGGACAGCTTTAGCTCTTTTTGGTTCATTGCTACGCGCTGATAAAGCTCTGCGGTAGCTTCTAGTGGCTGGCGTGACGATTGCGCGATTTTAAATACAGCTTCTTGCGCTTCGGCAAGTTCTGCGGTGCTGTTAGTGACCAGCTTTAGGCGGCTGGTCAGTGAGGTGTAGGCCTCGGCGGCTTGGTATATTTCACGAACGCCAACGACAGCCCCAAGGGCGGCAGCAAGCCGACCAGCCGTCGCACGCATGCTATTCATAGACCTTTCGGCCTGAGTTAGCTGTGTTGCGTCAACAGCAATCCTTAAACGCGCAATCTCAGTCATTACTTTTTAATTCCTTATCTGCGCTTGCGGATTGCTGAACGGATTGAATCTTCTGATGCTTGTCTTGATTCGTAAGGTGCTGGCTCGTTCTTCCCTGAGTATGCCTGCACACCGGCAGAATAGGCCGCACTGATTAGCTTTACCGCCTCAGACTCCCACGGGGTAAGCCTCGCCCCGGTAGCCTGCATCCATGCCGCTATGTCCTGCCACTTTGCTTCGTGTATGCCGATTTCGTGTGCTATCTCGATAAGGTGGCCGCCCCATTTGACTGTCGGCATTACCGAGGAGCCAACCATTGACTGCCCTCTAGTCTGCTTATCCTTATCGTTTTTCTTTGTGTGCAGCCAAGCAAGCTGCCTAGCGTATAGCTGGCAAGCCGCTAGGCTTTCGGCAAAAAATTGCCACGCTGCGTCCAGTGAGCTAAAACAGCCTCAAAGATGTCCGGTGCCTGCTTATAAATAAGCGCCGCGTCAGTGACCTTCTTGCCTCCATTAGTCACGCCGCGAATATCTTTAGTCATTGCGATGGTACGCCGCATAACCATATCCTCGACAGACTCTGTAACGTCTGGCGCGGCCAGTTTGGCGCGCTCATCTTGGCGCAAAAGGTCGCGAAACTCCGCAGAGTCGCGCCCGTACATGTCGAACTCTGCGCCGTCAATCTTGAGCGTAGAAACCGGCGAAACAATGTATTTTGATAAGTCCATACAGCAAAAGCCTCTAAGTATGCCCCGGCGAACCAGGGCTAATTGCTATTGCTCGATTAGCCGAGCGATAAGGCCAACGCCGAGCGTTACAGTGATCACGCCCTTGAGGTATTCGCTAACGCTGTCCAGCGGCAAGTTATACGATGCGCCGGCAGCAATAGACGGGAAGGTGTAGCCGGCAGTCACTGAAACCGAGCCAAGACCCGGCACGCTTACAGTTGTGCCGCCCGCGCCCTTGATGTTCGGCGCAAGAGCGCCGCCAGTAGGGTTGCGCAGTTCAAGGATTGCTTTGGGCTTATATACCAGCGTGTCACTTGCGCCGAGCGTGGTTTCAGCAACCACGCGAGCGCCAGAGCCAAGCATTGAGGTCGGGGCGATAACGGCCATAATTAAGCCTCCACTACGTCTTGATAGTTGACGCGGATTTTGCTGGTGGCGGTACGGATTGCGTTAGCATCGCCGCCGACAACAACAAAGCTGTTAACCAAGGCTTGAAAGTAGTCAATTTCGCCGTTCGAATAAGCGACCTTGAATGCATACTCGGCGTCCGAGTTCTTGGCCGCCTTCATTAGAATCTGGCCGGCGTCACTGCGATCCACAGCCATCTCAACTTCTGTTTCAGGCTGGTCGGTGGTGCCTTTAAGGTGCTTTGTTGCGCGATCACCGAGGGTGGTGTATGCAACATCCTCGAAGGTCTGACCGCGATCACCGAAAGAAATCAGCTCGCCAATCGAAGAGTAGGTCAGCGCGGCAAAACCCGGCTGATCGTAGGTAGCAGGCACACCAGCGGAAATGCTGATCTGTACGCCGCCGTAGGTAATAACGTCTGCCATGATGTATCTCCGCTGCTGTGTGCAATAGTTGCGCCAAGTTTAGCACGGCAAGAACCATGCCACAATATTGCGCGGACTGGTTGGCCTTACACTGCAACAAACGCCCGATAGCCAACCGACAAACTAACCCGATACCACCCATCCACCGGCCCAAGGTTAGCGACCGACACCGTGCCGACCTCAACGCCAGACAGAACAGTCCCGCGCTTGAAGTGCGCTCGGATTGCGTCGGCCTTGGCCTGCACTGCGCCAGCTCCACCATTGACCGGGTAATTCAGATCAATCTGGAATACGCCGGCCATCTCGTCAGAGTCGCGGATTGACAGCGGCACAGTGGTTGCCGGGATTACGAATACAGACGCCCAAGCAACCGATGGCGCAGGCTTGGTAAACGTGGCGTTCGGGTATGCCGTCAGCGCATCAGTGAAGAATGCGCCGGATCGGTAGCGGGCGATTAGCGCGGATGGGATGGAGTTGAATGACATTAGACCTTATTCTCCGCGACTGCTTTGCGAACCATTGATTGAATGCGAGCGACGTTCTTGCGCGCCATGCCATCCGGTGACTGCTGTGACCAGCCGAGAAACTCTAGACGATAAATGTAAGGCAAATTATTTGTCAGATAAATGATCTTGCCAGCTCCAAACGATGCAGCCTCTTGGCTTACCTCTGCTAGAGCTGGGCCTTCGCCTTTCCGGTCCGTCTGTCCGCTAGCAGGTGCGCCGATAGTCGTCTGCCAGTTACCGCGAGCGCGCCCAGTATCTACCGGCGTATCTTTAATTACTGATCCGAACAACTCCAGCACAATCGCTCGACCAGTCTCGTCAAGGCTGGCATTTGTCAGCTTAGCGAATCGCTCAAAGTCCTTGGCGAAGCTCACTACTTGCGCCCCTGCAACTCATACAACAACGGAGTCCCCGCCGGATTCAGCGCCTTAACCGTCTGCACCACATACACCGTCGCGCCGTCGATAATCTGCGCGCCGGCAGTTGGCTCTGGCGCTGCGCCGACTGACACGAGAATTTTCTTGTCGTCGGTCTGGACGAGTGTGCCGGACTCGGTGACGCGGCCTTTGTAATTTCCGATTACGCCGCTGACAGCGTGGTCGGCGTAGATCGGCACGTTCGTTTGCGTGCCTGGGTCGTATGCGGCACCGGTCTGAATCCGCAAGGTTAACGGCTTGCCGAACTGATTCAGCAAGCGGGTCGCGCCAGACTGAATCGCTGCATAGTCTACGGAACTCATACGCGGCGCACTTCGAAGTTAATGCCACCGCCGGCTTTCATGAGCGGCTTCAGCAGTCCGTTAGCGGCGGTAAACACTGGCTGCGTATTGTTCGCGCCTTCTGCCCACTTGGTCGTGATAACGTCAACCGTCTGTTCGATCATGCTGCCTTTCGATCCTGCGCCAACAGTCGGCAACAACGCCACCCCAGCATCAACATCCAGCGCAAGCCGGCACTGTGCATCTTTGAGACTCTGCGGAATAGCGTCATCAGCCAATGCAGTACCGTACACATAGACGCCAGTTCTCGGCCATGCCAGCGGCTGCGTCGGGCTGGTGCGCTCGCCCTGCCAGCGGTCTTCTAGGGTGGCGAGGTAGTCCATTGCAAGAAGCAACAGGACATCAGGTGTGCCAGTGATCGTGATCCCGCGCGCTGTTGCGTAGGCGCCAAGCTCGGCTTCGGTTGCGTATGTGTTAGTTCCTGCAATGAGTGCCATTATCCAAGCCCCGGTTTATGTATGCAGATTGTATGCCAATATCATACGGCAGGCAAAAGAAAGCCCGCACAATGGCGGGCCTTAGTTACGGACGCTCTTCAAAGAAGCCGGTCTGCGCCACCCTCTGCCGCAGCTTCGCAGAGGGCCTGAGCGAGTTGCTGGAATGCAGCGGGCACGATGATCGTGCGGTGGGGGTATTGGCTCATGCGATCCTCGCTTGCTTGCGTTGATATACGGCCACGGCTTCGCGCTGCGATTGCGTCAAGCCAGAGTCCTTGCGGTAGATTTCGCCGTAGCTTCGCCCGTTGAAATACCCGGTAGCTACACCGTTGTTTTGATACAGCGTGTAGCCTGCGGTGCCTGCTGAAACGACCGGACGAGCGATGGACGCCGTGGGGCCGCTTCCGATCTTGACGTTCAGAGTTGTGCCGTCATCCCATGCCTGCACTACGTCGGTGGCGTTCACTGCCATCGTGCCGACCGTGGCGATGGTGGTGTATGCAGTGCCGTTTCCAGCAGCAAACTCAAGCTGATTGCTGGCGTTGAGCCGCACGATATAGCCGGTGTTTGTTCCCGCGTCGGAGAACAGCGTGCGCGCCGTGCCTGCACTGCCCTGCGGTCTAATGGCAGCCGAGAAGAAAAAGCCAGTAGTGCCGCCGCCGCCTGTGCTGCTCGTAAGGCTGTCGTCCACACCGTCCGCGCGCAGGTCTGCGGGGAATTTCGAAGGGTCTGCGTCGTAGTCAGTGGCGGTGTTTACGCGCTGGTAGGGGAGAGAGGCTTGGTCTGCGGGGGCTAGGCTGGCGCCCCAGATGTAGATGCCTTTGGTAACGTCTCCAACAAAACTGGCAGACAATCCATCTCCTAGCTGCGTTTCTGTTCCAATGGCTATTGAGCCTCTCGGTACCATCCGGGTTACGGAGCACCTGTACCACCCGTTTCCTGCAGACTGAATGGTGGCAACCGACCCTGCGGCGTTGGTCCCCACCACGCCATTTTCCACATCAAACCAAGTCATCCTGGATGCGCCGTCCCATATGTTGAAAACAACCCACCGCCTTCCTGCGGATTTAACGTAAAGGCTGCGGGTATATGACTGGCCGACAACCAGTCCTGTGACGCCTGGGCTGGCGACATCAATATAATGCCCGGATTTTGTAGCCGACTCTGAAAGTTTGCAGGCTGAGTTACCTCCTAACGGGTCAAGCGTTTCAGCCGTATTCGCACTGATAGTTGATGCGTTTTTACTCCAAACCGCATCCCCAAACGCCTCAGTCTTCGTCAGCAGGTTAACCCGCCGCGAATAAATAGGCCGCTTCGTCGTCGTGGCTTGCGTAGCGTGATTTCCCCGCCCAGACTTATCGAGAATGCGCCCCACAGGCTGCTCCACAGCAGCCACTGGCACAGTGCCTGCGATGTCTTGGAACATCGTGCTCATGTCGCTCGGGTCGTACCAGACGCCTTGTTCGCCTTTCTCAAACAGGCGCTCCGGGGTAAATTCACGCGCACGCCGCAATATCCGCTTGTCGCGAATCATCTGGTGATACCAGACCTGCCCGGCGAATCCGTCGAACTTTACGAAATCCCTGAAGTCATCAGTCATCTTCGCGAACCTTTGCAGGGCGACCGCGCCGAACTTCTGGCTTCACCTGCAAATTCTTTGCGGCCTCGGCCTGCTCAGATGGCGCGCGGGTTCGCTCGATTCGCTGGATGGTCGCAAAATCAACCGGCTGGCCAGGGGTCAAGCCGTCTTCGTTAACTTCTGCCATGTGTCACCTCTTTGTATGCGCAAATAGTATGCCATATCGACGCCCATAAAAAAGCCCCCAATAAAGGGGGCTCATTTATTGCTTCACCCATTCCGGGAATGATGCAGACGAAAACCTGCTTGCGGCAGCAGAGATTCCAATTCCTGCTGCTATTGCGCACTCCTCAAGCGTTTTGTATTCATCCCCATCAACAAAGTAGACGTACCTTCTTGATCGCTCAGTCGAATACATTGCGGCCTCAGGCCCAGTCCCGCGCTTTAGTCTTGCCTTTAGCTTCCCGTATGGTATCCCCTTTATCTCAGCCCATTCCTGCAACGGCCTTGTCTCTCCGAAGGCCGTTATCACCACTGTGTTTCTCTTATTTCTGGCGTTTTCTGACCTGCTAACCCATCGGCAGTTTTTCTTTTCGTAATTACCGTTATTGTCAATCCTATCAATCTGGCTGTCCATTGATGGAGGAAGGCCCATATCTTCAAGGAATGATTCGTAAGAAGAAGTCCATTCGCTGCAAACGCTTATTCCTCTGCCTCCGTAATTTGAGTATCCTGATGAGTTTGCGTTTAAGCACCTACGCTTCATTGCTTGCCACGTGTAATAGCTTTTTGCCTCCACTGTCCCAGATGTGCCAGTCTGGTATGATTTCCCATGAGTCTTTCTGCTCTCTGATCTTGTTTTGTGCGCGCAAGAGCTGCATTGCTTTGTATTTCCTGTTCTCAGGTTGTATATCTCAACGTCTACCAGTCCTCCGCAATCGCATAGGCATGAGGCCATTCTCTTCTTTGATCCAGACTTTCTCTCGCCCGAAAAAAGATTGATAACTGTTACTGATCCGTACCTATCGCCAACTGAAACCACAGACATAAAAAAGCCCCCTTGATGTTATCTCGGGGGCAGTATATCGCAATTTACGCAATTACGATACTTTGTCTCTAATTGGTGACGAGGAAGGCCAAGGGCACGTTCTTGCGCTCAACTACGCGCGACCAGGCTGCATCTGCGGCCAGTTCGGCAGGGGTGAACGAGAACGAGGCTGGGGTGCCGGTGTTCTGGTAGCCGCTCGGGTGCAAGATCCAGGTCTTACGGGTCCACAGGGTTTCAACGCCAGCGCCGTTGCCTTGCGCTTCCTGGCGCTCAACTTCAACAGGGACCAGTGAAGCGCCGTCACCATAGGCAAATGCGCCTTCGCCAAACAGCACGGAGGTGTATTTGAAGCCCGAAGTAGATCCGGCGGTTACGGTCATGCTGTCGTCAACGAGAACGCGCAAGCCCATGTAGGTCGGAATGGTCAGCATGCCCTGGCTGTCCGGGATGTAGACAATATCGTCATTCTTGACCATCTGCGCCATCACGCGGCTATGAACGCCGATTGCGCGCAGACTGTCTGCGGCATCACCCATGGTATAAACGGCATCGGTGAAGCTGTCGCGGTTGAACTTGGTGGACGCGGTTTGCGAGCCGGTCGATTCAACTGCCACGTTTACCACCATGTCGCCTGCGTTGTTGGCCACGTTGTCGGCATACACGCCATTACAGGACGCAATCAAGCGACGCTGCCACTGGCGGGTCCAATAGGTGTCAACACGGGCGCGGATGTGCTCCATTGCACGCGGACCCATTGCCAGCTCGGACGCCAGGTCAGAGGCGGAAAGGCCTTTGTTCAAGAACGCTTTACGGCTGATCTGCTCGCCCTGCACGATCTTGGACGGCGAGGCGA